AACATGACTTGGAATGGTGCGAACTCCCGTACAGTCGGCTTGAGTTATTGGGAATACTCAGGAGACAATGTCAACCAAATTTCACAGATTGGTGAAGCTGTTGGTTATGATGTTGTTCCTGCAGTAGGTGCAAGGTTTGATTCCACTAGCTCCACTTTTGCTAGAAATAGTGTGTACGAATCGAAAGGTTGTGTACGCTACAGTTTTGGCACACAGAAGGGGGCTTGTGGTGCGCCAATCATTTTGTATGATAAGCGTGCCAAGGCAAAGCTTGTTGGTGTCCACGCTGCTGGTGTCAGTGGCGGAACGGTTGGTTTTGGGATCATTATCACAAAAGACATGATCGATGAAGTTGTGGATCATTTTAAGCCGGACTTGATTGAAATCCATAGCAATGCCTTTTTGACTGAGAAGGTTGTTGTAGACGAGATGCCCAAAAGTATTGTCAAGGATTGTCAAGTTGTCGGCCGTTGCGAAGCCGGAGCCTCCCCTATATATAAGTCAGAGATTGGTAAATCACCATTCCACGGCAAAATAGAGGGTGCTCCCTGTGCTAAAAGACCTGCAATTTTGACACCCAAAATCATTGATGGACGTTTGGTAGATCCGATAGAAAATGGTATGGTTGGCTATGCACGAGGTTGGGTTGAACCCCCTCGTGGTGTTTTGGCTGGTGTTTCAAATGCACTCTTGAGTCACTATCGCAACTTACCCCTTAGACCCCGTCTGGTACGGGAATTGACTAATGTGGAGGCTGTGATGGGGACACCAGAATTGCCAAATCTCCACCCTTTAAACCGTGGCACTTCTGCTGGTTTTCCGGATAAATTATTTCTGGAGACCAACAACAAAAGAAGTGCTTTTGGTGAAGAAGAATGGGTTTTTGATACCAAGGATGCTGAATTGATTTTCAAAGAGGTTGATGAGATGTACAATAAGCTCAGTGATGGGCCCATTGCCACTGTTTGTTCTGTTTTTCCAAAGGATGAACTTCGTTCCTTAGAAAAAGTGAAAACCTTGAAAACTCGTTTGATCATGGCTGCGCCATTGACAACATTGATTCTTGGTCGTCGTATTTTTGGTTCATTTATAGATTGGTCATTGGATCAGAAGAATCGACTCAAGAATTTTTCCGCAGTTGGGATGAACATGGCCGATGAGCAAGAACTCAGAGACTATATTCATATGATGGGTGGTACTGCTCCTGAGGAGTATCGTGTCCTAGCTGGTGATCAATCCGGTTATGACAAGAAACTTGGGCCTTTTTTGATGGATTTTCAGTTTGAAGTTTTTGAACAAGTCTTTTCTCTTTTTGGTAATATGCCAGCGGATCAACTTAGACGTGCTAAGAATATGTATTATTCTTGCACACGTGTGTTCACTCAGGTCAAGGACAATCTCATTTTTTGGGGTAATTCCAATCCGTCAGGCTGGTACCTGACTACTTTCACTAACACTTATACTAATGTTCTTGCCACTTATATGGCCATTGCAATTGTCTTGTTGGGGAAGTGTGCAAACAAGTTCGCAGTAGAAAAACTCGTCACTATTCTTATCAGGGATAAGGTTGTCGAGGTGCTGGCGTTTGGTGATGATATTGTTATCAAAATCAAGCGTGGTGTGTGGAAAGGGTATGATCTTGACCTTGTCAATGATCGGACTTTGGCTGATGCGTACCTGGTCTTTGGTCATGTATATACAGATGAGAGTAAATCGACTGATTTTAGTTGTGTTGAGCGCACTATTTTTGATGTCGGTTTTCTCAAGCGTACTGTTCGCTATTATGACTTCGATGATGGGCATAGAACCCCTGTTGCTTTTCTAGATTTAGAGACTATTTTGCAGAACATTCAATGGTTGAAGAGACAAAGCACTGAAAAAGAGTCTTTAGAGATTTGGAATACCAAATTTGACAAGTTCATGGATGAACTTGCCATTCATCCCGATGATGTTTGGAGTCGTTGGTCTCCAATTCTTGAGGGATTGTACCAACAAGTTGCAGTCACACTGCCACAGAATCTCGTCCTTTTCCGTTCTAGGGATGAGAGGGCCGCACGTTGGTGTAGCGGCGACGTATCTCCACCGTGGGTGCGTCAATGAACGTGTGACTCTATTTATTTCTACTTATTTAGACTCAC